AATAAATGGAACTAATATAGTATTATACAAATACGATTCAAACAAACAATATTATTTTAATGGTTCTGTTAGTCAAGGAATAACTGTAAATGGTTTTGCTTGTAAAGAGTTAAGTACTGAAGACATTATTGGTACTTCTACTAACTTTACTAAAACAGGAGCAGGAGTAATAGCTTCTTTTATAACAGATGCTGGTGATCCTAGTATTACAGAAATTACTGCTGGTACTTGGAGTATCTCAGCTTATTATTCTATAGCTACTGCCTTTGCAGGTGCTAAAGTACAATATAAGCTATACAAATATGCTGGTGGAACAGCTACTTTATTGGCTACATCAGATGAAACAACTTTAACATCTCTTACAAAGATTATATATAATACTAATATGACAGTGACTAATACTGTCTTAGCTATTACAGATAGAATCATTATAGAAGTAAATTACTTAGGTACTACAACTAATCAGATAACTTTATATACTCAGTCAACTAATCCTGGTATAACTACAACTAATATTTCTTTAGGTGTACCTTTTGGTGCATCAACTAACTGTACTTTTAGCACAAGTGTAGATCAGGTAGAAGTGACTACTACAAATAGTGCGTCATATAAGGAGTTCTTAGGCTCTCAAATAAGCTGGAATATCTCTGCTGATGGTTTTATAGCCCTTAGTGACTATTCTTACTTATTCTTGCTTAATAAGCTACAAACAAAGGAACAAATCATAGTTAAGTTTCAAATAGATAATGACAATGGTACTGGTTCAGGTACTTTAGGTTATAGCGTCTTTACAGGTCTTGCTAATATTGTTAATTTAGATATGAGTGGTCCAGTTGAAGGTGCATCAACTTATAGTGTGTCTTTACAAGGTAGAGGTCCTTACACAGTTACAGGTACACAAGTTACACCTACAGGAGTAGTAATTGAAAGCTCAAACGTAACTATGCAACAATATACTGCATTTGGCGGTGAAACTACAATCACTTTTTCAACTCAAATTGGTTCTACTTGTTTATCAGTTACAAGAGGTGGAATAGAGGTTAGAACTATATTAACATCAGGTGTGCCAACAGGTGAGAATGTGACCTTTAACTCATCTACAGGAGTTCTTACCTTTGCTAGAGCATTAGAAGCGGATGAGTTTGTTAGAGTAATTTTCAAATAGATAAAATAGATATAAATGAGTTCACAATTACAGGTATCAGGCGAAGCAAAGATTAGGGATATACAAGGTCCAGTAGTGGCTAATAGTGGGGTAATAACCGCTTTAGATGGTGCTGCTTCTCAATATGTACGAGGGGATGGTACTTTAGCTGATTTCCCATCTTCAACAGGTGGCGGAAGCTCGGTTAGTTACTATCTTAACTCAAGTGTTTCACAAGGTACAATAGGTGGGGTGGCATATAGAGAGTTAAGCAAAGAGCCAATCATAGGTACTGGAACTGATATTACTATTGCTGCAAACGGATATGTGGCAAATTACATTACCGATGCTAATGACCCAGATGTATTATCAATTCCTGGCGGTAACTTTAATTGTGAGTTTTATTTTAGCGTAAATAACAATACAGGCGCACCTTATACTTATGCGGAACTTTATAAGTACAATGGTACAACTTTTACCTTATTGGGTTCAAGCGTTGGTGTTCCAGAGTATATAAATCAAGGTACTATTATAGCACCTTATTATTTTGCTATTCCTGTTCCTACAAGTGCTTTAGCTATTACGGATAGGTTAGCAATTAGAATATATGTAAACGTAGATGGTAGAACAGTTACTTTACATACCGAAAATAGCCATTTATGTCAAGTAGTAACTACTTTATCAAAAGGGATGGTTTCTTTAAACAACTTAACTGACCAATCACAATATTTAACAACAGGAACAAGCGGTACTGACTTTGCTATTGTTTCAAGTGGTGATACACATACTTTTAATTTACCTGTTGCTTCGGCTACAAATACAGGTAAGTTAAGCTCAACGGATTGGAGTACGTTTAATGGCAAAGTTCCATATACAGGAGCAAATGCTAATGTAAACTTAGGAGTTTATGAATTATTAGCACAAAATGCTTTTCTGAATGGAGTTAGCGGTTTAAATGGTGGTAATTTATTTTTAAGACAAGATGTAGATTTTGGACAATCGGCTGGTTATACTACATTGTATTCAACTGGAAAAAATCTTGGTTTTGTATCTTATGTTGGTTCATTTACATATAACGCATTATTTAGCTTAAATTCATTAACGAATAATAGCACAAGAACATATACATTACCAGATGCAAGTGGTACAATAGCATTGACAAGTAATATTAATTATCCTGTTACAAGTGTATTTGGTAGAACAGGTGCGGTTGTGGCTCAAAGTGGTGATTATACAACAACACAAGTAACTGAAGGAACAAACCTTTATTATACGGATGCAAGAGCAAGAGCAGCTTTAAGTTTTACGGCTGGTAGTGGTGCTTATAATTCTACAACAGGAGTTATTACAATACCTACAAATAATAATCAAATCACAAATGGAGCAGGATATATTACAAGTTCTGCTTTAAGCGGATATGTGCCATACACAGGTGCTACAACAAATGTTAATTTAGGTGCAAATAGTCTTACGGCAAATCAAGTAATAGTAGGTGGAGCAGGTGTAAATAATGCAGGTACTTTTACAACTTACGATGGTGGAGTTGCAACACAATTAATTGGTTCAACAGGTAATTTAAAGTTTTTTCCTTTTTGGAATCCAAGTCTTGGAGCAAGAATAAATGCAGAAAATAGTGCTGGTTCAGCATATACTCCTTTATCTTTTTTTGCAAGTAATTTTTATTTCCATTCTAATGTAAATTTTAATTCTACAATAGGTAACGGAACTTATACTTATACTTTACCAAGTGCAACAGGTACTTTAGCACTTTTAGAAGGAACGCAGACATTTACAGGGGTAAAGACATTTGGTGCTTTAAGTAATTTTGATAATGTTATAAGATTAAAACAAAATTTAGCTTTAATTTCAACAAGTAGTGGTTATACTACCTTATTCTCAACAGAGGGAGGTGGTCAATATGGATTTGGATTTTACAATAGTGGTGGTGCATTAAATTCTTTAAATTTCCCAACTGCAAGTTCAAATGCATACACATTCCCTGCTGCAAGTGGTACAGTTGCCCTTACAAGCAACCTATCTGCTTACCTACCTTTAACAGGTGGTACGCTTACTGGTGCTTTAAGTGGTACTACTTCAAGTTTTAGCGGTAATAGCTTTTTAGCAACAAGTAGCGGTGATGTTGGCGTGGGTACTACTACTCCTAATTTAACTGCTGCAAATAGAAAGGTTTTAGATATTAATGGCACAACTGAAAGTCTTTTATCTTTTAGTAGTGGGGGTACAAATAAGTCTTATATATTTAATGACGGCACTAATTTAATTATTCAAGGTGCTACATTGAAATTTCAAACAGGATATACCGATAGACTTACAATAGCTTCTACTGGTGCTGCTACATTCTCAAGTAGTGTAACGATAGGTGCTGGTACTGCTTTAGCTTGGGGGGCTAGAGGTGGTATTACACAAGATGGTTCTTGGAATTTTAGTTGGGGTACAAATAGTGTAGCAAATGCATTTTATATACAATCAAGTACTGGTAATGTTGGAATCGGAACGAGTTCGCCAAATGATTATGGAATAGGTTCAAGTGCTAAAGTTTTACAAGTAACTGGTTCTTCTTATGGTATTGTAAATGCAACTGCAGGAAGTGTTACTGCTTGGATTATTGCAGATACGGCTGAAGCAGCAACAGGAACAAGTAGTAATCATCCTTTTAAAATTACTACTAACAACGTAGAACGAATGAGAATCACATCGGGGGGGAATGTATGTATTAATAGAACTTCATCTCTTTTATCTTCTGTATTTTCTATTGACCAATTTGGAAATGGCACATCAAATATAGCTTTAAATCATTTTTATACTGGTAATAAATTTATAGATTTTGTATGGTATGGTAGTTCAATAGGTAGCATTACAAATGTAGGTGGTACTTCTGTTTTATATAATACAACTTCTGATTATAGATTAAAACAAGACCTTAAAGAATTTAGTGGATTAGATTTAATATCTAAAATTAAAACTTATGATTATCAATGGAAATCTGATAAGTCAAGAATGTATGGAGTTCTTGCACACGAATTACAAGAAGTTGTTCCTTATGCAGTTTGTGGTAAAAAAGATGATTTAGACAAAAAAGGTAATATAAATCCACAAGGAGTTGACTATTCTAAAATAGTTCCAATTTTAGTAAAAGCTATCCAAGAACAACAAGCACAAATAGAAGAATTATCTAATAAAATAGTAGCTTTGGAATCAAAATAAAGACTATGAAAACAACAATGAAAGAATTAGGTATGTATTATCCAAGTTCAATAACATTAATTGTTTATGATAAGGAATATAAAAACTACAAACCTAATATGACATTGTTTGATGTATCAATAGAAATGATAAGATTAAAACAAGGTTTAAATCAAGATAAAGAATTACTTAAAAACAAATAATATGACAGAATACAAGTGGATTATAAATCAAATGGACTGCGTTCCAAAAGAAGGTTCGTTAGTTGATGTGGTAAGCGTAGTGCATTGGACTCGTGAGGCTACTAAGTACGTTGGTGCAGAACCAATCGTAGTTTCAGTTTACGGAACAATGGCTTGTCAAACTCCAAGTGAAACAGACTTTACTGCCTATCCGGATTTAACTTATGACCAAGTATGTTCGTGGCTTGATGCTGGTCTTAATGTTCCAGCTTTAGACCTTAATTTAGATGCTCAAATAGAGAATCAAGTTAATCCACCTGTGATAGTTTTGCCACTCCCATTTACTAACCCATAGACATAATGAGGACTGTTAAGGACTATTTAATCATTATTGTTACCTTCTTTGGATGCGTATATCTTTATGAATATACGCATAAGTCAGATGTTAAGTATGACTTTAGTGATATAAGGAACTACAACAAGATTAAAGAGATTCATGACACGATTTACAAAACCAATGTGACCACCAGGTGGGTGAAAGGAGACTCGATTCCTTATATTGTACTAGATTCTGTACAGAATTACGTACATGATACTGTCTTTGTTTTAAGGGATTATAACACCATAAAAGCCTATTCTGACACTATTAGACAAGATTCTAATACCTTTGTCATAGAAGATACTATTTCACAAAATAGCATCAAATCAAGGTCTTTTACAGCTCAAATCAAGGAAAAAACAATACTCGTAAAGGAGTTTTATGCTGAAAAAGCTAAGAATACCCTTTATTGGGGCTTTAGAGGCGATTTTAGCCCTTCTAATGGCTTGGAAGTACTAAGTCCTGGTTTGATGTTAAATGCCAAAAATAAGGCTCTAATAGGGCTTAATGTAAATATTAATAAAAATAATAATATAGGATACTCAGGTAGCTTATATTTCAAAATAGGTAAAAAATGATGAAGTTTTTTAAAGATATGGTTTCAGGAGGTAGTGAAGTAAGTTCTAAAAGAGTAGCTGGTTTACTAGCATTATTATGTGCAATAATTGGCATCTTTTGTGCGTTATTACCTCAAGTGGCTTTTGATTCACTATTGATGTATTCTGCAACTTTGTTATCAGCAAGTATAGTAACAACAATTTTTAATAAGAAATAAAATGTCACAATTCAACGATTTGAACTCAGATTTAACTCCAATAGGCATCACATTCACAGCTATCTCATGGCTTAATATTTTTGGGTTTGTAAATATCAATCCATTCTTACAGACAATCGTTTATTTGATGACTATAGTATGGTTAGGAATGCAGATGTTTGCTTTCGTAAAAAAGCACTACAAGAAAAAGTTCTAATTTAGTATATCATGATTTTATCAGCACACTTCAATCTAGCAGAGTTTACTCGTAGCGAATCAGCTAAAAGACATGGTGTATCTAACCAACCAACTCCTGAACACATAGAGAATATCAAGATACTTTGTGAAAGAGTATTAGAACCAATCAGAATGAAGTTTGGTCCTATTGTGCTTTCTAGTGGCTATAGAAGTAAGGTTCTCAATCATTATATAGGTGGAAGTTTAAGATCACAGCATTGCGAAGGCAAAGCAGCAGATATAGATATGGATGGTGTGGATGGTGTAACAAACAAAGAGATTTTTGAATACATAAAGAATGAGCTTGAGTTTGATCAGCTAATTAACGAGTTTAATTATGGATGGGTTCATGTAAGTTATAATTTAGGTAAGAACAGAAGGCAGATATTAGATGCTTTAAAAGTAAACAATAAGACTGTATATTCTAACCACAAAATCTAACCAAACCAAAACCACATATAATGAGCAAGAAAAATGTCCTAGTAATAGGCGACACTCATGAACCATTCTGTCATCCAGGCTATAAAGCTTTTTGCTATGAAGTAGCGAATAAGTTTCAATGCGCTGAGGTAGTACACATTGGAGATGAAGTTGACAATCATGCCATCAGTTACCATGAATCTAAACCTGACGGACATGGAGCAGGTAGAGAAGCAGACTTAGCACAAGCTGCTATGTACAAATGGTACAAACAATTCCCTAACGTAAAAGTATGTATTGGTAACCACTCAGCCCTTCATAAAAGAAAGGCTCAAACAAGCGGTTTACCAGAACGATTTATTAAATCCTACGAACAGGCTTGGGATGCTCCTAAAGGCTGGAAATGGGCTTTAGAATGGGAAATAGACGGTGTTCTATATAATCATGGTACAGGATCATCAGGACAAGCAGGTGCAATCAATAGAGCAAGAGATGCTCGACAATCAACAGTAATAGGTCATATACATAGCTTTGGAGGTGTTCTTTATAGCTCATCTGATAAGGATATGATATTCGGTATGAATGTAGGCTGTGGTATCGATATTGATGCCTACGCTATGGAGTATTCAAGACCTTTCCCCAAAAGACCCACATTAGGCTGTGGAGTTGTTCTAGATGGCGGAAGAGTTGCTATATTTGTTCCGATGCCTCTAGGCAGTAAGATTATTAGGTTGCCAAGAAAGTAACTATAGTCTAGTAAATATAAAGAAAGTGTGTATTACATTGGTTTACAATGGAGTATGCACTTTTTATTTCAGTATCAATTAAATCGTAAATTTGTATGAACAGAGAAGTAGACGTTAAGATTAACCAATTAATGAAAGAAAAGACTCACTTAGAAGCTAGGCTTGAGTTGATTGTAAAGGAATTACGACTTACTGTACTTAAAAATAGTATCACAAATGTTAATGCACATCATACAACTGACCGAAGAGGAAGATGACAGCTATGATTTCCAGGATAACTCTGAGGAATCAGATGCTTATATCAACATCTATCAGGTGGCGAGTGTAACGGCTGATGAAGAAGATCATGATAGGTGTTTTGTATATATGGCTAATGAAGATTATTTCTATGTGAATGAATCAGTAGATAGCTTTATTACAAGGTATCAGGCAATCCTATACGGATCAGTATTGACAAAGTTTTATGACACTAGAAATAGTCATAATTAAAATAGCTCTCATGTGTGGTGTGTGATTGTGTGTAGTTTTGGTTAAAAGCCTCAGGTAAAATCTGGGGCTTTTTTATTTGTTTATGTTACTATAAGACAATACATTTGTATCCCTTATTCTCGGTGTTATTCTTAACACTAATTAACCTCAATAGAATAGCACTATTGGGGTTTTTTTATAATAAAAGACCCCACTATGAATAGCAGGGTCTAACTATTAAACTACAAACAAAACATACTACTTTTTGTTATACTGAGTTACTCCGTAAGCTATTGTTACTGCAACTGATATAACGTATAAACATCTTTCATACCATTCCCATACTAAAGGATTGTACTTATTGATAATGAAAGCAAATGGTAGGTACAAACCTACTAATAAAAGTGATAAGTTGATTAAAATATCTCTATATATTTTCATGTTGATAAATTAAAATGGCAAACTTTTGCCACTTGGTTTATAATCACCTGCTTTAAATGTATCCATTTCGCAATAGAAATCACTTTGTTCAGGTCCTGCGTTCTTTTTGTCTTTGATAAGGATAGAACACCATCCTTTGTTAGATGCTGCGAACTCATTTAGTTTCTTTAAGTCCTCTGGACCGAATGATACTTTTCTAAATGATCCGTAAGCTGATCTAAGTGTGAAACATCTTCCTAAGAAGTTCTCTTTTTGTGTTGCCATGATATTTGTGTTTTGATTTATAAACTCTTTTTTAGTTGATTTTTAAGTTTGGTTAAGTAAAGGCTAAAATCTAATGCCTCTTCTATTGCGTGTTCAATCCATTGTTCTGTTATTAGGTCGTTTCTATCAAGGTCAGTTCCATATTTTTCGTAGCCAATCCTTGCTCTATCTTTTAAACGATTAATAACATTTTCAACGACTGAATCATACTCATACTTATTCTCCATGTCCTTTATATTTTCTTACTTGTTCTTTAAGTTGTGCTCTCCATTTGATGTCTACTGTGCCATCGTTTAAGATGTCTTCTACTAACTTAATAGTTTCAGCAGTTACAAACTTGCTTTCCTTAGGAACTACAGTAACCTTAACTTCTTTTTTAGTAGTCTTAGTTACATTTTCTGCCTTGTTTTCTAATTCTTGTTTTTCCATAATTGTTGTTTTTATCTACCTTGTTTTACGTAGGGTTTTACATTTTTGTCTTTAGGTCCGTTTCTTTTCTTAGCCTTACCCAATCTTCTCTTCCCAAAATTGACCTTTGTACTCGTCCCAGATGCTGATTTTGCTTTCGCCATTGTCTAAAAATATTGTTAAATTAATTGTTCCGTCTGATACTTGTTGACATACAATAGATGTGCCACCGCACATACCTAAGTGAGTTAAGAACTCTATTTGTGATACACTTAACCTATCACCAATAGCTTTAATCTCACAAGCAATAAACTGACCATAGTTCTTATGGTAACCAATGATGTCAGGCAAACCTTTCTTACCAATGAAAGACCTTCCTTTGACTGCTAGGTTGTTGTTTCTCCATACTTCATAACCTAAACTATCTAAATATTCTAGCATCATCTTGGTTAAATCACTTGCTGTTTTGTATGTCATATAAACGAAATTACAGTTTTTATTTAATATATTAGGTTCATCTGTAGTATCTATGATTTCTAGTAGTGTCTTCATATTAAAAAGCTTCACATGATTCTGAGCATCCATCTAAAGGCTCAAATAAGTTAATTTGTTTTAATTCTGCTTGAGAAAGCTTAGCCATTTCTCTTATATCATTAATGCTTTTATTGCCTCTATAAAAGCTTTGAATATCTCCTTCATAAGATTTATGTTTAGAAGTCCCATATTCATCAATCATTTGTTGCCACCAATCAAATGATTTGGGGCTTCTTTCCATTATCCTAGCTAAAACATTAAAAGACTTTTTCCAACAACATACACAATTCCCATCATCAGGATGAATATCTAAATCAAAAGATTGTAAATCCCACCATTGCTTAATCTGATTTTTAGTTACTGGATTAAATTCTACTAATGGATATATTATTCTTTGTTTCTTATAGTTCTTATTTATTCTTTTTTGTTCATCATATCTAATTCCTATTGCCGTATAGTACTTAGTCCAACCTATAGACTTTAAATACTTCTTAATTGGTGCAGTTTTTAGTTGGGGTGAGCAAAATGGTGCTGATTGAAAAGGTATTCCTAATTTTTTAATCATAGCTTCAAATGGTTCGCCATTTCTTGAAGCTGTTTCATACGTTACTAATTTATGATTTACGGACCATCCTTTACCAATTTCTGATGGGTATCCTTCTATCCACTTAATATCTATATTCCATTCATTAGCACATTCATCAACAAAAAATAAAGTTCCTTCAGATTCTTTACCTGTGTTAGCAAATACTACAAGCTTGTCCCAATTTTGTCTATCTTCCCATTCGTTAAATAACCACCAGGTCATATAAGCACTTGTTCTACCACCTGAAAATGTTATAAGTAATTTATCTTTCATTTTGTAAAATTATGTTAATCGAAACGTATCATCTCCACAGTTGGAACTTTTACATATCTTATGCCCTCGACTATCTTAGTTTTACCCCATTTAAAGTGTCTTCTTGCCTTTATTCTAAGCATCTCAGCTCGTATAAAGTAGATTCTGTCCTTAAGGTCAAAGTTAATAGCAAAGAACTCTACTCTTGTATCAGCTATCCCACTAGGTTTACCATTATTCTCATATTCAAGCCACATATATTTCTGCTTTAGGGCTTTTGGCTGTTGGATAACCAAGATTTTTGTGTTCCTAGCAAACAATAACAATGCCTGGTAAGTGCCATCTTTAGCCTTAGCTTGTTCTATGTCAAACTTACGAGTATTCTTATAGTTCCTATTTAAGTCCACTTCTCTTAGGTAGTTTTAGTTTTTTAGCATAGTAGTAAAGTGTTTTTGTTCCTACACCGATTCCAACTGCTATATCGTTTAAGTCATGAAATCTAGCAGTATCATACCATGCTCTAGTTATTATACGTTGCTTCATGTTTTCGATGTTAAGGTCTTCGCCTTCTATATATTCCACTTCAGGGAATTTTTGGTCGATTAGTGTGATGTTTGTTTCCATGTTTATAGTTTATAATCTTCGAATGTTGTTGTTTCGCCTATGAATCTGACCGCCATATTTTTGGTTGGTCCATGTCTATTTTTTTCAACTTTTACTATCACAAGATCTTTTGGGTTATATTCTTTGCCATCAATTTCTACTGGCTCAGTCATCTCATAATATGCAGGTCTCATTAACATTATTACAATGTCGCTATCTTGTTCAATACTACCTGATTCTCTTAAATCAGACAACATTGGTAGCTTATCAGCTCTTTCCTCAACCTTTCTAGATAACTGCGATAAAGCAATAATAGGTACTTCCAACTCTTTGGCTAAGGCTTTAAGGCTTCTGCTTATAAAACTTACTTCCTGCTCTCGGTTTTGGTTTTGTTTGCCTTGTCCACTCATAAGCTGAAGATAGTCTAGGAATATTACCTTAATACCATACTTCTGCTTAAGAATAGTAGCCTTAGCTCTGAGTTGTGAAATACTGATTCCTCCTGTATCTTCTATGTACATGGGTGCTGTGATTATCTTGTCATCTGTCTTTAAAAGTAGCTTACGTTCATAGTCATTCAAATTATTCGTTCTAAGGCGTTTTAAGGGCACTTGACTTGTTATTGACTCTAACCTTTCAACAAGCTGTTCGGAGCTCATTTCGAGGCTAAAAATAGCCGTAGGAACGCTATTTACAATAGCTAAGTGATAAACACTTGAAAGCATCATTGCTGTCTTACCTGCACCAGGTCTAGCAGCTATAATACATAGGTCAGGTTTACACCATCCAGCTATGGTTTGGTTTAACTCTTGGAATCCTGTATTAAATCCTAAAAGTTCACCATTACTTGCCAAGTCCCTAGCAAAGTTGATAGCCATAACTACGTCAGTTATACTTTTTTCATAAATATTGCCATATTCTTGGATAGATAATAGTTGGCTATTAAGATCAGATAATAGGTCTAATGACTGACTATCATTATCTAAGCATTGACTTTCAGCTATTCTAAGCACTTTATAAGCTTCACGCTTCTTATACATCTCAATAACAATTTCAATATGGGTGTTTAAATGAGCTGTTGAGATTACATTATCAGTTAACTTAGATAGGTAAAAAGCTCCACCAACATCTTGTATGTCCTTATCTTGGGAAAGTTTTTGAGCTACAGTAGTAAGGTCTATAGATATGTTACTATCGTACATTTCTTTAATAGCGTTAAAGATTTTTTGGTGCTTTAGATCATAGAATATGTCAGTTTTTAGATGACCAATAACCAATGGGATAGTCCTTTTGTCTAAAAGTAATGCCCCAAGTATGTTAGATTCAATATCTATAGCTTTTGGTAGGTTTATAGCTATCATTTAAGTTTTATTTGTGTAGTTATTTTGTTTGTAGGTACGTTAGTAGTATTAAATTTGGAACTATTCCTTTTCCAAGTTCTTATAGTAGCCTTCCAATCTTTCATAGGGTTTTTACCTATCAACCAACCATTAGATTCATAATGATCTATAAAGTAAGAAGGATCAAGAGTTAAAAAGCCTATTTCTTTGGCATATAAGTCTATCTCATTAGCAGTTGGTCTTATAAACTTAGTTTTCTTAATATTTAATTTACTATTAATTGTATTAGTATTACTTATAGGGGCACTTTCACCGACTTCGGCATTTATAGAACTCGGTGATTTATCATCTCGGATTGCAGGTGTATCATATACTACATGATTCCATCCAGTAAACCTTCCAAGCTCGTTTATCACCTTTACCGACAATATATAGTTCTTGGTTTGTAATCCCTTAAAAACTCTGTCTAATTGCCCCTTACTGCATCCTAATCGTTCATGTAGGTTAGTTTTATAAACCACCCAATCATGCCTCATGCTTAGTAAGTAGATTAATAATCCTCTCTCCTCTAATGTTAAATCGACATTTCTAATAATCTCGTTGTCGATGGCAGTAAACTTTTCAGCCGATCTGCTCTTAACAATCATTCCTGTATTCATAAAATAAAAGTGCCCTATCAAATTCCCCCCAGTCGGATTGGGGGTTCATCTCAAGGGCAATAAGTTCTTAATGAGTATCCGACACTCATGACAAATATACTACTTATCCCTTACAATTCTAAATATAACATCTCTTTCATTGTGCTTAAATCTACGCTTCAGTAACGGATTAAGTGACTTCTTTATTGCGTCTTGTGTTATTCTTGTATTCCTTGCTGCATGAGCTAAAGATTTAAACAATACTTCACTTTTATCGTCAACATAAATCATCCTCACTGGTACTGAGTTCTCTAATCCTGCAATCTCCATCATATATTCTTGAATTTACTAATTATGGTTAATGTTACAAATAGCAATATTGCTAGTGGTATTGATATTACTATAAACTTTATAAGCTCAAAAGCAAATTTGAAATTTTGTTTCATAATTTTTTAATTTACCATCCTTTTGTAGGAAATTCTAGATAAACTTGTGAGTTAACTCTAATTTCATTAGTAATATTTTTAACTCTATCTGTTTTTCTACTTAATCTACCAAACCACCTCCAACCATTAGATATAGCCTTTTGTCCAGTATGAAATGTATTACAATCAAAATATATAAGTGTTCTATCATAAACATCTACAGCCCTTAATACACCCTCTTTAATTTCTGATTCCACAACATTATGCCATTTTTCATAAACAATTTCACCATCTTCAACAGGCGGCATGTATACATCACCTAATGCAAACTTAGTTGGACATATATCAGAATTTACTACACCTAAAATATGTTCACTAAAATAACTTTGATTTTCATAGTCAGGCTGACCATTATTAGTTCTTGGAACATCGTCATGATGCCAACCTGGTATGCAAGGATACCAATCCTTCATTAACATATGAACCCTACTATCAAAAACAACATCATCAAATATCCAATCGGTAGGTAAATTTTCAATAAATGACTTTGTTATATCTCCTCCATTTTTATAAGCAAATTTTAAATCACAATTAAAAAACATAGGTTCATTTTTTATTTGATCATTAGATATATTAGTTGCAAAAGGTTTTATCCTTATTACATTGCTTTTAAATAATTTATGATTTTTCATTTTTGTAGTTTAAAATAACCACCCCAAGTTTCACTAATTACTATCAGGTTATTAATATTTTATCATGAGGTGGTTAATATTTTATATTATTTGAAATCTTTTGTTATTTGTAATATATCTTCTAAAAGATGTAAATGGTTTATTAAAATATCTACATGCATCAGAAATAGAATCATATATGACATTTGTTTCAATATCCTTTAATTTTTTTGAACAAGATATTTTTGCATTTGGATGTACAAAAATTGGTTTTAAACCAGTGTTAATCGCGTGTCTAATATTTTCAGATTGGGTTACCCATTCTAGATTACTAACATGATTATTTGATTTATTGCCATCTTTATGGTTTATTTGTGGTTTCATATATGGATTATCAATAAAAGTAGATGCTACAAGCCTGTGTATTTGAAAGTTTTTTCTTACACCATCTTTAAATAATCTTATATGGTTATAACCAAATTTGTTAATAGATTTTTTTAATTGTCTTTTTGTTAGATTACTATAAATATCACCACTTTCTGATATTAAATAATCTGGTAAATCTTTTATTTGTTTCATAAGATAAAAAATGGCATCGGAATCCAAGATAGTACCAGTATCCTTTCATCCAACGCCATAATAAATTTTTAATGAGTCTGGTACACTCTATGCAAATTTACTATTTTTTTCTATTTCTTCAAACTAATTTTGAAAGTAGTTGTAGAAATTCTAGGAGCAGGTATCACCATTTCGCCTGATTCTGGATCAACCATAGAGGTTGGCAATGTTCTAAGCATCTTCTCCCTTTCCTTTAAAGCAAACTTTAATGACTCAATCTCTTCATTCATTTTGCTCCAAGTATAGTCTTGGTCATAGATATACTTAACACCTGATTCAAACTTAGCCATTTCGCTTCCTAAGACCTCAGCCTTGCCTCCAGGATATTTACTAAGCTCATCTAGTACTAAATCTTTTAAATCGGCTCTAATGCCCTCTAAAAGCTGTACTACAGCCTCAGACTTAACCAGTAACTCTAATGGAGATTCTCCAGTCTGTGTAAAGTGATTTACTATCTGCGACTTGATTAACTCAATAGCAAATTTGTTAGGCTCAATAGAAGCAAGTTCTACTTTTGGTAATAATGTTAAATTCATTTTATTTTAGGTTTTCTTTTTTCATTTTTAATACCTTCATCAATGTTTCATCAGAATCGAATGATTGCTTGTATGTAAAGTATATGTCAGTCAATTGCTTAACCTTAGTACATTTTGCTACTTCCATCATGATTTCTTCTCTTGTAGGCTCATCTTGTAAGATTTCAGCTACAACTGTTTGTACTGGCTTAGAGGTTTTTTTTGGCTCTTCATGTACGAAATCCATCTCTTCAGCAGGTGTTGCCTCGAATCCAGCAGCTTTCATAAGCCATGCTAACTGATTACGGAATGCTTTACCTACTGCTCTAGTTTGTGCCATAGATAAGATAGCATACTCATCAAAGAATTTTTTGCTACCCTCTTTGTTAGAGCATATTGCGATACCTACTGATACCAATTTATTGTCTTGGTACGATCTAACCTCGCAAGTAGCCATGTACTTAATCTCTTTTTCACTTGATAAGTCTTGTACGCTTGTAATGATAGGGAATAAGCCTAGTGAAGCTCCTGCCATCTGCCAAGCTTCTACGTTACAATAGTCCTTGCCTTTAATGTTAGATACTAAGTGTGCATCCTTTACGAAGCGTTTAAGCTCGTTTGATAAGGATAGCATAGAATCCTTGTTGACCATTTGGTAACTAGGAGTCTGAATTTGGGTGTTAGTTGTTTGCAATTCCATTTGTTAATTGATTTTTTTGTGTGAAAAATGTTGCAGGTCTAATAGGGAACTGCTCCCACATCTTAACTATAGCTTCCATAGTGTCATAACTAGATTGGCTGTAGTTCATGTTGTGAATAATCTTAGCGACAAAGATTTTTTTGTCTGTTTCGTTCATGTGTGCGAATGTTGATAGCATAATGTTTGTTTTATTGTAGTGCGTAAATGGTTGAATGTAAATGTTCTATTCTATGCATGACATAGTCATACTTCTCCTTTAAAAAAGGTATTTGCTTTATGTCTTCAGGAAAGCTGTTTACTGCATGAAGTATTGTAGTTCTATCCCTAAAGAAATAAGGTGCAATCTGCGAAGCTTTTTGCTTGAATGTTGTGTGTAGGATATAACAAGCCATGTTTCTTGCCATAACCACATCAAAGGTTCTACGTTTGCAAGTAATCTTAGATACAGGGAATCCGAACTCTCTAGCAACCGAACCAATAACATCAGCATAAACATCTTGTACGATTGTTACTTTTTTAGTCACAAGTAAAGATGATCTTGTATGTCTAAGATTCTGTGTAGTCATTGATTTGTGTTTTAAGTATTTCAAGTTTTTTGTTATAGAAGGTTTTTATTAACTCGGTCATCTCATAGTCATTGTTCTTTAGCCTTGTTTCTATAACGTAACGACTATAACCTGTAATCTCCATAATCTTCTTCATGTCGCCATATTTGAATAGGCTTTTGTAATCTGTAATCTCTAGCATTTGTTTATTTAGTTTTAAAGTGATTGATATGTCTGTCTACCCCTTGAACTGCCGCATCTAAAGAAGCATAGTAACTTGCTCTCCAGTAGTACCATTTGCCATTTAGGATCTGATTGTCCCAAGTGATATACATTCCTTTGTAGGTATATTGTTTCGACATTCTGCCATTACTGTTTACATAGGTATACTCTTCTTTAATACCTTTTTTCTTTTGCTCTAGGGTTAGTTTCAACATTGGTTTTTGGTTTTATTCCTCTTGCAAGGGTTTTTGATAGGTTTTTGTTTCTAAGACTAATGATGTTCTTAATGGGATGCCTTGACTAAGCTTCTCGAATATGGCGTAAGCCTTGTCCTTGTCAGCATTAATAGATCCACTAATTAAGACACCTTCTTGCTTTGTATAGTAAAGCGTACTATTTAAGATAAGGTCTGTTTCTTCTACAAATTCGAATTTCATGTTTGTTTGTTTTTATTGTTATTTAATAGTTTCTGATTCTTCGTCTTCTTCTTCTTCGTCATCTTCCCAAGAGCAATGTTCTAAGCAGTCAGGACAAATATCTACTTCAGAATAGTTGGTATGAGCTCCACAGCAGGTTGAGTATGGCATTATTTATTAAGTTTTTGTAGTCTAGTAAAATAAGTTTTTGGATCGCCTATCTTAACCTTGCTCATATTCTTCTCGTATTCCAATGGATGAATACAGGTTTTTGTCTGATGGTTGTAATAGGCTTGTTCGCCTTTGTCAATGATTGTGCCAGTAATACCGCACTTCATCTGATAACTGAGTGTGATTAATTCGTGCATGAGTTTTTGTTTTGGTTGTAAAGTGTAAAATTAATAAGTTTTTGGATATGTTTAAAGTTTTTTACAGGTTTTTTGTTAAGGAAATCATAAAAGATTTTTGCTGGATTTTTGCGTACAAGATTTTTGCGAGGTTTTTGTGGGGTTTTTGCATAGGGTTTTTGGCAGGTTTTTGGTGCAACTGATTATTAGTTGCATAGTCAACAATGTTGCAACATCAATGGTATAACATCAATGTTAAAACATCAATATTACACATAATGTTTGCAATATCATGACATAATGCACAAAATCAATTCTTTGCCCATTTTTAGCCCGATTCAGCCATTTTGATATGTTAGTAATGGTATTACATTGTTTTATATTTTTAGTGTCTTAAATTGCCTTATTTTGGCTATTTTTTATAATTGGTACATTCTTGTACCTAAAAAAGTGAACACCCATATTTCAGGATGTTCACTTACACAATAGAAAACCACAATATTATTTTTCCTCAATTACCCATTCACTGCATTTTGTACACAATAGCATATCGAAATAACTATCATGCACCATATCGTCTAATGAATGGACTTCATTACAAGATTCGCAATATTCGAATTTATCCTCAATGGAATAGGTATTGTTTTTTTTATCCTTTGCATGATAATCCCATTTTTTTGGATAGTATGTATATGAATGTCTTTTGTATGTTTCATTCGAATACCATGCACCATTGTCCCATTTTCCCGCATTTTCATTCAGGATATAAAATTGTCCTGTTGCATCCATGAAAACGAATTTATTTCGATTGCCTATTGTATATTCAATCAATGCCATAATAGTATCATTTTGAACAAAATTGTTAGGCAATCCTTTCATAAATGAATTATTGAAAATTTGCGTATCATTAATATTCGAATGTAAGGGAACATCAATGTCCAAAATTCCGTTATGGCAAAAATATAGGTCATTATTCACCTTAAATGGATGGCAATTCCTATCATTGATTCCACCACTAGTTGCAATGCGAAAATGCATAACAATATTTGAATGTACTTTGTCCGCATGTTTTTTTAGTTTCATAAATTCGTTAAATGAATGCATCTCTTTATTGACAATAATTTTCCCGTTTTCAACATACATGATTCCCGCGCCATCCTTGTTAGCATCCCAACAATTTTTCAATGTTGATTCCTTTATTTTTACGCCCAATGGCTGAATAGCAATAATGCACATATTATAAGTTTTTTAAGTTGATGAATTTTTTTAAATTGGAATAGTCGCAAGATGATTCAATATATAATTTGAACCCGTCTAATGTCACATCTTTATTTTCCTTTGTGTACATGAATAAAGAATGTGCAAATTCAATATTTTTCATGAATGAATTAATATTGAGCGTTCCTCGAAAAATGCGAATTTCAATCGTTTGACTATTTTTTAGATTGATTGCAACATACCTTTCATTGTTCCCGTCTTTTTTCTTTGCTTTATATATCAATGAGCTATCATTATCATCCTCAATGTTTGCCCATTTTTTAAGTTTTTCCATTTTCCTTTGTGAAATAGCTACAATGAATTCTTTATTTTCTACAAAGAATTTAAGGAAACGATATAAATGCCATGTAGTAAAATTATTTTTACTAATGTGAATGTGCATCCCGCATGTATTTGCGTCGTATGAATTATACCCATTTTCAACCAACAATTTAAGAGAATTGGTAAATTCCTTTGTATTTTGCTGAATGTAGTTAAATGTCAATGGATGCGTAACAATTTCGAACCCGTCCGTTAAACTTCCGTCGGTCTTGAAATACCAATGCTCATGCTCAATCATTCCCGCCATGTATTTATGTTTTAATCCATTACTATTTTTCCTTTCAACTTCTAACTCAATACCAAAAAATGGCGCATTTTCATTCTCATTCGATAATTTATGGAATTTCATTGCAGGTCGGTATGAATAGGAATTTATACATGCTGCATCCAAATCATGGTCATCTTCTTCTTCATCCTCTTCGCTACCTTCTTCGGGTTCATCATGCCATTCGCAGTCCGATTCCCAATAATATACATCATCAATATTTCTAATGTCACCATTGCAATCATGTACTAAATTATATCGTTCCATATAATTTGAACTAATCCATGATCCATTGTACATATAAATATCATTGCATGGTTCACAATTTTCATCATGCGTATAATATCCGTCGCGTCCTGTTTCCACCCAACTTGCATTATCTCTTAATATGTAACACTCGTCCAATTCATCATAAACATAATCATCTTCATCCTCAATCTCATGCAAGAATTCACCTTCAGCAATAATACAATCATCCTTGAATGCATAATATCCTGAATAAGTATTGATAATACTTTCATAATTATTCCCTTTGTCTAGTTCCTTCCATTCAGGTCTTAAATAGCCATTTTTGATTGACTTCTCAATCATCTGCATAATTACTCTCAATGTAGTAAATGCCATTGTTTTTTGTTGTGTTGTGTTTTCCATGTCTTGTTGTGTTGTGTTTTATAGTTTTATTTTTCCTTTATGTGTTCGATTATTGTTTTCCCGAATATTACAACAGGATAGCAAATAAGAATAATCAAAATAAATTCACCCAATGAAATAAATTGATTCATGATAATTTAGTTTTAATAGTTAAGTAAATAAATTTCCCTACAAAGAATAAGAATGCCCCAAAGATTGCTAACTGAATTGGGAACAATAATGTGGTAATAATTTCCATGATATAAACGCATTTTGTTTTATAATGCAGAATAAAGATATTAAAACATATTGAAACAATTGTAAATAAATGAAAGTATTTTTATTTATTTATTCAATGTTTCACCATTGAATTATCAATATACTATTATCCAATGTTCAATATCTAATTTAATATTGAATATAATATACTATATTATAATAGATATATACTATTATAATGTTCTTATACTATTATAGTAGTAAGGTATATTAATATAATAGATTCAGGCATTTTTACTTTTGCCGTTTGAGTGCCTAGACAATCATTAAATATTATCCCTAACTTTGGGCAACCATAAACAAGCACAATTTAACATAATGGTAATTATAAGACAAAATGAATATTGATAATCAACAAGTTATATTTAAGCACATTGGAATATTTAAAAAATTTAGTACCCCCTAGCCTATTTTTTAGCGTTAACAAAATTTTAACACCCTTGTGCCCCCCAATATTCTGATATAAAACAATGATTTTAACATTTTTAAACATTTGAGATGAAAGATACTTACGGCAAACGAGAGTACACTTGTAAATGTGGTACGATTACTGAAGGATACGTTTGGTTTAGTCAAATCAAGACTACTCAGTTTGAATGCACCAATTGTGGCAAGTGGTTAGGATATGATAACCTGGAGAAAAAGGTTACTAGCATTATTTCAATTCGCACACCAACAAAAAACCGATAATATGATTTTAGCTTTTACTTCATTAGCTGCTTATGAAAGAAGCCTATTAAGGGCTAAGCGGAATGTAAAGAGGTTTAAGAAGACTAATAAGCTAAGGTCAATAATACGAGACATCAAAATCTGGATAATATGAACGCACAATTCAAAGAAATAGCTAAAGAGGCTTTTATCATAGCTTATAAGGAGAACTTCGGCAATATCACTATATCTTGTGAGGCTTCTGGAGTCGGTAGGACGCAGTATAAGACTTGGTTGAAAGATGATCCTGAGTTTGCTAAGAGATTAGCTGAAATCGAGCCTGAGGAGATAATGCTTGACTTTGGCGAACAAAAGCTGATGGAGAGGATTGCTAGGGGTGACACCTTAGCTACAATGTTCTTACTGAAGACTAGAGGCAAGAGAAGAGGATATATCGAGAAGACTGAGGTTGCTCATGAAGGAGATGTGGTTAAGCAGATTACAGTCAACGTAGTTAAACCGAATCAAATTGGAGATATTATGAAACAAGTAG